ATGGCATTGTATAGTTTATCAAGTCGATCTTGCGTTGACTGTACTTGAGCAGTTGTTTCTTCTACTCTTGCTTGTGTTACTTGTACTGCCTGTAGTTCATCTTCATCAACAGCGGTAAAACCAAAGTCGAATAGATCATCGGTCATGAGAAAAAATCCTCCAATGTTGAGACGTGTTCGACTTTCCAATTAATGGCGTCAGACACAATCTTGAGTGGTTCTTTAAATGTTTTGTCAAACTGAGTTTCATAATCAACATAATCATGTAATCCAAGTTCTCTTGGCATAAAGTTTGGAAATGATATTACATTTTCAGAGATTGGATTTGGCATCTTGAGATAACAAAACTTTACCTTATTACCATTTTGGATAGGTTCATACTTCTTTTCAAGACCTTTTGCTTTAATAGTATGATTGAATAGAATAGCACCACGAACATGAATCGGTGTCCCTTTGCCATAAATGGTATTTTTATCTATCCACTTTTTGATCTCGCTTACACCTCGTGGAAATGATACATCTTCTGGATCAAGAGTCTTAAATTCAGAATAGAATCCTTCAACAAAGTTGATAAGATCAGACTCAGTGCCGGTCAACATAATTTTATAAGCTTGTTTAAATTTGTCTCGTACTACTTGTGGTGTAGACGACTTAACTGCTTCAATGCCCATGATTTTAAGTTTAGGTTCAGCATACTGTACACCTTCATTATTATGCACATTAAGTATATATCGTTTCTTTGCAGTCCAGATACCACGATCAGCAATAGCTTCTCGAGCCATTACCATTCGGTTAGTGTATCCATTCATCATAGTAAAGAGTTCATCATAAGCTTTTTCGAGTGAGCGTTCTAGCTTTTCAGAACATGCTTTATCAAGAAACTTGATAGGGTCTTTTGGATTGACTGCTTTAACTAGAGAACTCATATTAACATAAAGAGAGTCAGTATCCATTGCAATAACATAATCTTTGTCAGTCTTAAGGATAGTATTAAGAGCCTTATTCATTGCTTTTTCAGCCCAACGAATTGCCAACTGACCAGACAATGTGACACCTTCTGCAATACGAAGATCGTAATAACGGAAGTATTGATTACCCATTGCACCATAGAGAGAGTTAAGAAGAATTTTAACAGCCAATTGAGAGTTATCGAGTTGGTTCATTTGACGTTTAATTTCAGGTGATTTATTCTTTTCATACTCTTTCTTAAGTTTAAGTGCTTCACCTTTAATTGACTTTCGCTCGTCATAATAACCAATAATGATTTCAGGAATGCATCCTTGCTTATCCTTACGATACATTGAACCATTTGCAGCTACAGCCACATCGCGTTCTCTTATTGAAGGAGGAAGTGGATCATGTTTTGCATCAAGATAATAGTCTACCCCATGTGGTGCAAAGTCTTCATCGCCAGTCAAAAGAGTTTCGGGACTCATATTGTATTGCACAATCAAGTTTGGATACAGCGAGTTCAAGTCAAAAGATACAACCCATTCATGCATACCAGTTTGCGGATCTTTTACATAGCCACCTGGATAATCACCACGTTGTTTATGTTGTGTTTGTGGAATAATAATACCTTTAAGATTCAAATGTCGATAGATAATAGAATCCCAAATAGCCGTAGTACCAAGTGTATCGCCATAGTTCACACCGCCTTTATATGCCATAATGCATGCAAGTTCAATGAGGCCCATTTCTTCATCAAGTCGATCGACAAGATCAACGTCTCGAATGTTATAGTCAATAAACTTTTGATGGTCAGCTTTATACAGACCATGAAGAGAACCGTGTTCGGTATACGAGAGTTTGCGTTCACCGAGTACTACATGTGCAATATGATCTAGTGCATATGATTCTTGAGCTCCATAGGTATAACCAAACTTTTGGAATAGATCCATATAATCAAGTTGCGAAATACCATAGATCTCATACGTATCAAGTGATTTACCCTTTACACCAATCTGTCGATAATTGACAATCTTCCAAGGTGAGAGACGTTTCATATGATCTTCGCCGAATAGCTTTTTAATACGATTCAGCATATATGGAATATCAAAAAGGCGTACGTTCCAGCCCGTAATAATATCGGGAAAGTGCGATTCCCAATATGTAATAAAAGAAGTAAGAAGTTCAATTTCATCTTTACATTGACGATATTGAATAAGAGAACCTTCACCAAGTTTTAACTCGGTTTTTGCAGCATCATATGTACCTAGACCCCATACATGATATACATGACTTTTGGATGATTTGTAAGCAATAGAGATGATTGGATGGGCGGCTTGTTCTGGATGAGGAAACCCATCATCTGATGCGACTTCTATGTCAATGTTACCAACAGCGATGTGGCGCATATTAAACTTAATATTGCCTGGAAACTCACTAGCAATAAATTGTGCAACATAATTTGTATTCCCGTAAACTTTAAAGTTTTGAACATCATCATACATTTTAACAAAGTCTGTAGCTTCAGACATAGAGTCAAAATGCATGGCTTCTACATCAGTATCGTCCAGCGCTTTTACACCAGTTGGCTTAGTAGATCTGACATATAGAGTTGGTTTGAATTTGATACGTTCTTGAATAGGTGCACCGGTATTATTGTAACCACGGTACAGGATTTGATTCCCGTAGCGATGCACGGAAGTATAAAAAGACATACGGTCTCCAGTGTATTATAAAATGAACATAAGATGGTTTAATGTATCACACATTAAATATAATGTCAACTAAAAAGAGGGCCGAAGCCCTCTTGATATTAATCTTTCTTTGAAACAAAGCTATACATTTCTTTCGCTTTTTCCATTAGATCTTCCATGGAATACATTGTATGAGCTTTTTGAACCTCTTCCCATTGCATCTTACCCTGTTCAAACATATCATTAGCAAATTGGATATTGATGCTAAGTTGCTGGTCCATGTAATCTTTTGCTAGTTGAAGCATTTCTGCGCGGATTTCAAATGGATTTTTATGGCTCATTTCAATACCTTTGCCATTGCCTCACCAGCAGCATTTGCATACGCATTCATATGTCTCATTGCTTCTTTAGTAAATTCGGTTTGAATTTTGATGAAAGCGTGTAGTGGTTCACTCATTGTTTCATCTTTTACCCAGGTATCAACCCAAGTCTTTTTTGCGTTCTGGACTGTATCAATCCACATATTTGTCATATATTCGTTCATAGTTTCCTCCTGTGTTGTGTGTGAAGTGGGAGGCTTACCGTTGGCCTCCCGCGTGCTTATTAGGTAGCAACCCCATTCGTTATTCCACAAGTAGCTCTTTTGGTTTTGCTACTCCAATTGGAATAGTTTTTGGCTTCTTGGATTCAGGAATAATATTCTGCAATCTAATTTGCAACATGCCATTGTAGATTTGTGCACCTACAACCTCAATAGTATCGGCGAGTGTAAACTTTCTATGGAAAGCTCTTGCGGCAATACCACGATGTAGATAATTTGGTTCGTTATCAAGAGACTTAATTTCACCAGTAACTACAAGTGTTCCATCATGCAATGTAATTTGCATATCTTCTTCACCAAACCCAGCAACGGCAATCTCAATTAAATATTCATCGTCGCCATGTTTAATGATATTGTATGGGGGATAATTCGTTCCAGATGATGTACTTGAATTTAGTTTATTTAAAATTGAATCAAATCCAATAAAAAATGGATCGTTCATTGGCAACATAGATGTATTAATTCTACGAGTATTCATAGTTTCCTCCTAATTTAGCAAGGTTAAGTTAAGGATCCCATTGTGGCAATCCTTAACCTATTTATATCAAATGTCAATTATTTCTTTTTACCAATTGAATATTTTGCAACTAATTCCCAACTATTCTTTTCGCTGTGAGGTAAAATTTTGATTTGAGAAAGAGGTGCTATTGGATCTTGAACCATAGATGAATCTATGGTTTTTACTAATCCCCATTCCTCTAATAGATTAACAATCGTATTACGACGGGCTTTATCATCATCGTCAAAGTTATTAATCTTGCCATCTAACATAAACAGTTCTTTAAAGTGTACGATATAGTACTTACCTTGTTTATGTAAAATATGGCAAGATTGATAGAGTTTTCTATCTTTGCGTGAAGCAATGCCAATGCGTGTAAGGGTTTCTTTTACTTTTAAAAAGCTTTCATCATTAGGCAGTTCAACCTGCACTAGAGTATCTACCAAATTCATTTTTTATTTCCGCCTTTGTCTTGATCTTTTTTTATTATTTGAATTTGTTCTTTAGACAAAAGAGATAGATACTCACGCCCAATAATACGATTTACATTATAATATGCACAAACACTATCTAAATCTTCGTCATTTACATCTTTAACCCACTTCGCCCATCGCTTATTAGGTCTAATCATATTTATAAGATATTCGTATTGTGCACGTTTTTCCAAACTATGATACATATTGACCTCGTTTGCGATCAATACAGTATCTGGAAAATAAGATAATGCTTTATTAACAATCCATGGATTATAATCCTTTTCGGCAAGTTCATCATTTTCAGTATCACGCATCATATTCTTTTTATTATGCGTTACTGAGTTTACATAATCAAAGGGACTCGTCATGATCCACCGCCATTACATCAAAATGCTCGGCACATTTATCACACAGATGCGCAGTACCGGTACCACCTTTATAACTATATTGCACTTCGGCTTTATGCTGGCCTTTCTTTTCGCATACAAGACATTTCTTAATATTCGAGTTTTTCTTAAATGGCCACATCATTTCCAATCACACTCCGCCATAAGAGTAGCAAGTGCTGCTACACGATTGATTTCAGAGTTGGCAACAAAAGCTTCTTTATATTGGTATTCAGCCAACACAATAATAGCACCAGCAATGCTAGTAGTAGACTTTAGTTTGGTTGGAAGAATATCATAGAGCTGACGATATAGGATGTTTGAATCAATGTCTGAGTTTTCAGCAACCCACTTACGAACCTCAGTAAAATTACGAGTTTTCATAAAGTTAATGAGAGTGTTAATATTATCGTCAGTTTTACTGCTTAGGATACCAGAGTCGATCCGACCAGTACTAGCATAGCGCTGTAATTCGTTAAGGGTTCGACGCCAATCTGGAAAATAAAGTTGGATAACTTCAGCAATAGCTTGTTGGTCATATTCAACTCCTTCATTATCTAGGATTTCAAGTGTACGTTTAAAGAATTGCGCAGCCATTTTAGGCTTATCGGCTTTGGCAATATTAAATTCAACTACACTACAGCGAGAATGGAGAGGTTCAATAATACGGTTTTTAAAGTTACATGTAAGGATAAACCCACAGTTGTTAGAGAATTCTTCCATAAAGTTACGAAGTGCTGGTTGGGTAGAGTTTGGATTTAGATAGTCAGCCTCATCA